GGGGGTGCAGGGGCCACGGGGGTACCCTACGTTATCGTATATGTACAGTTACACAGAAGGTGAAAACAGGAGTGTAAACCACTTTCACTAAAACAGAAGCCATATACACGTAGCATGGGGTAACATACATGTAACATTAACCACACTTAAGGTAACACAGAGGGGAATGACAGTATATTCGGTGGAAACACAGTCTATGTTACTTAACTAATATCAGCATACTAATAAATAAAGCTTGACTTTGATATTTTACTGTGATATAACTGTCTTGTAGTTTTTTGTAACTGCTTCACTTAAGGTATTCATATAAGGTGCTTTCCTCTAAGCACTTAAATGCCTTTCTTCTAGTACTCTTCTAAAGGAAGAAGCACTTAAAGTACTTTCCTCTAAATGGCTTATCTGCCAAACACCTTAAGTGGGGAACTGAGCTACTCAAATCGCCAACACCTAAGGCTCCTCACTCCAAATCCTAAATCGCCAACACTATAGATGTATTGTAATTTGAATTAATTACACTATCTACTAAAATAAAGCTTGACAATTAACTCAAAATGGATATAACTGTATAGCATGAAAGATTACAATGATGTGTTTGATACACGAACAGATGATATGCTTCTTGAAAGAATGTATAAGCTTCTGAATCAGAACAAACTAATGCAAGCTAACCTTCCACACTCTACTACGTACTACGTAAGAGAAGCACTACACGCAAGGACGGGTAAACGCTACACATTCAAGCAGATAAACATGGCAATTAACCTCTTTGAAAAGAGACAGAAAGAGATACTATGAGAGAACTATCAGACCAACAGAAACTATTCCTACAAGTACTCTTTGAAGAGGCTAACGGGTCTATCACTGAAGCTAAGAAGCTAGCTGGCTACGCTGCAACTACATCAACAACTTCAATCGTTAAATCTTTGAAAGAAGAGATAGCAGATCATACTCAGATGTACATTGCTCGTAACGCACCTATGGCTGCAACATCTATGGTGTCAGCAATGCGTGATCCTACACAGTTAGGAATTAAAGATAAGATGAATGCTGCTAAAGATATGATGGATAGAGCAGGATTTGCAAAGACAGAGAAGGTGGAAGTTAAAACTACGGGTGGTATTATGCTACTCCCACCTAAACAAGATTAGCAGGAACACTAAGCACTTACGCCTAAATAATAATATAATAATGAGTGGCTTATAGTGTTCCTGCTTCCCCAATAAAATAGTAGCCTAGGGGCTACAGGAAGTAAATAACATGGAAGCAATAGCAGAAGGGGTAATGCCCACAGCAGGTGTGTATGAACTGCCTGATATAGACATGGATTCCTACGAATGGATTCCCATACCTCGTATAGGTAGGACAGTACCCTTTGGTTACCTTCTATGTGAAGATGACAACGATATACTTATACCAATACCAGACGAACTAGACCTATTAGAGCAAGCCAAGCAGCATTTAAAGCTATACTCCTATCGTGAAGTATCAGCATGGCTAACAACGCAATCAGGTCGTAGTATTTCTCACATGGGTCTAAAGAAGAGACAAGATAGTGACAGGAAGAACAAGACTAAAGCTAGAAGCGCAAACTACTGGGCCGAAAGGTACGCCAAAGCCAAGGCAATCGCGGAAAAGTACGAAGTCCACCGCAAAGGTGCAAGAAACTTCGCAGACGGACGATTCACCTAAGGATCTACCCGTAGATATTGTACTGTCTGACGAGATACATGACGTAGGTGTAGCTGAACAGAATGTAATCTTCCAACCTAACAAAGGCCCACAGACAGATTTCCTAGCTGCAAGTGAGAGAGAAGTATTATACGGTGGTAGTGCTGGTGGGGGTAAGTCTTACGCAATGTTAGCTGACCCACTACGCTACATTACCCACCCACAGTTCTCGGGACTGATACTACGACATACTACAGAGGAACTACGAGAGTTAATCTGGAAGTCTCAAGAGTTATACCCTAAGATTATTCCTGGCATTAAGTGGTCAGAGCGTAAGATGACATGGACTGCACCATCAGGTGGTAGACTCTGGTTCTCCTACCTAGACAAAGACGATGACGTATCTCGTTACCAAGGTTTATCATTCTCTTGGGTTGGCTTTGACGAGTTAACTCAATGGAGTACCTCATATGCATGGGATTACCTAAGATCCCGTTTACGTAGTACAGCAACAGACTTACCTATTTACATGAGAGCATCAACTAACCCAGGAGGGCGTGGTCATGCTTGGGTAAAGAAGATGTTTATTGATCCAGCACCCTATGGGACAGCCTTCGATGCCACTGATTCTGAAACTGGCAATCCAATGCAATACCCAGCAGGACACTCCAAGGAAGGACAGGCACTATTTCGTAGGAAGTTTATTCCTGCTAAGTTATCCGATAACCCTTACTTGACTGAGACTGGCGATTATGAAGCAAACTTATTATCATTACCTGAGCAGCAGCGTAGGCAATTGCTTGAAGGAGATTGGGACATTGCAGAAGGTGCAGCTTTCCCTGAGTTCAATCGAGCTATACACGTTGTGGAACCTTTTGAAATACCCAGTAATTGGACTAAGTTCCGTGCTGGAGATTATGGGTATAGCTCTTACTCCGCAATTGTATGGTGTGCTGTAGCCCCTAATGACCAGTTGATTGTGTACAGAGAGATGTACGTATCAAAGGTATTAGCAGAGGACTTAGCTACACTCATACTAGAAGCAGAGAAGAACGATGGTCGTGTTCAGTATGGAGTATTAGACTCCTCTTGCTGGCATAAACGTGGAGACACTGGCCCTAGTATTGCAGAGAGAATGATTGTTAGAGGGTGTAGGTGGAAGCCCTCGGATAGATCAAAGGGAACTAGAGTATCAGGTAAGAATGAAATACATAGACGCTTACAGGTAGACGAGTTTACCCAAGAGCCTCGCATGATTATATTCAATAGCTGTACTCACCTAACCTCCCAATTACCCACTATACCTTTGGATAAAAAGAATGCAGAGGATATAGATACTAATTATGCACACGATCACTTGTACGATGCACTTAGGTATGGAGCAATGTCTCGTCCTAGGTTTGGTATATTCGACTATGATCCAGCAGCAGCAAGACCTAACAGTCAGTACTTAGCAGACCCAGTGATGGGCTATTAATAATTAACATTTTGTGAGTAACAAATGGCAGAACCAATTCAAGAACTAAGCAGTGAATCCGTAGCTTTAGATGATGTTACTGAAGCAGGTGACGAGAAGCTATACGTTAGTAGTTTAGTTAGTCTAGTAGAAGAACGCTTTACAAAAGCTGAGACTGCTCGTAGGCCGTATGAAGAACAGTGGCTACGTAACTATAAGAACTACCGTGGTGTATATGATGATTCAGTTAAGTTCACTGAAGCTGAGAAGTCGCGTGTATTCATTAAGGTAACTAAGACTAAAGTACTAGCTGCCTATGGTCAGATTACTGATGTGCTATTCAGTGCAGGCCGCTTCCCTTTATCTGTAGACCCTACTGTTTTACCAGAGGGTATCACAGGAGATGTACACTATGACCCAGCAGATGAAGAGGAGGGAGAAGAAGCTTCCCCTTATGGCTTTGCAGGAGATGGTAATGATTTACCTGCAGGCTCTACAGAGTCTTCCCTACAGCTAGGCTCCTTAGAAGCTAAGTTAGAAGGCAAGAATGTTAAAGAGGGTGCTGGTACTTCTCCTACTTCTGTTAACTATAGCCCTGCTATGATTGCAGCAAAGCGTATGGAAAAGAAGATCCATGACCAACTAGAAGAGTCTGAAGCAACTAAGCAACTACGTTCTTCTGTATTTGAGATGTCCCTGTTTGGCACTGGTATCATGAAAGGCCCAATGGCAGTGGACAAAGAATACCCTGATTGGGATAAGGAAGGTACGTACAAGCCTACTACCAAGACTGTTCCTACAGTATCATATGTATCTGTATGGGATTGGTATCCTGACCCCGATGCAGGCACCGTTAATGATTTAGGGTATTCAACACAACGACACAAGCTGAACCGTAGTCAGCTACGAGCACTCAAGCTACGACCTTTCTTCCGTAAAGAAGTCATTGAATCTGTTATCACTCAAGGTGAAAGCTACACTAAGAAGTATTGGGAAGATGATCTAAAGGACTACCAGATAGACACAGGCGTTGATCGCTTTGAAGTGTTAGAGTACTGGGGTGTTATGGATATGGCTACCATTGAAGACCATGATATTGAAGTACCAGAAGAATTAGAAACTGCAGATGAATTGCAAGTTAATATCTGGACATGTAATGGTCGTGCTATTCGCTCTGTACTTAACCCATTCAAGCCAGTACGTTCTCCTTACTACGCTGTACCTTATGAGCATAATCCTTACTCTATCTTTGGCATTGGCCTTGCAGAGAACATGGATGATACACAGACTCTTATGAATGGTTTCATGCGTATGGCTGTAGATAACGCTGTACTATCAGGTAACTTAATCTTTGAAGTAGACGAGACTAACCTAGTTCCTGGCCAAGACATGCAGCTATACCCAGGAAAAGTATTCCGTAGGCAAGGTGGTGCCCCAGGCCAAGCATTGTTTGGTACCAAGTACCCTAACGTATCGGGTGAGAACCTACAGTTGTTTGATAAAGCACGGCAGTTAGCAGACGAGTCTACAGGCTTACCTTCGTTCTCTCATGGACAGACAGGTGTTACTGGCGTAGGTCGTACCTCTAGTGGTATCAGCATGTTGATGAATGCTGCCTCTGGTGGTGTGAAGACGGTTATCAAGAACATTGACGACTACTTGCTAGGCCCAATGGGTAAGAGCTTCTTTCACTTCAACATGCAGTTTGACTTTGATGCAACACTACGTGGTGACCTAGAAGTTAAAGCCCGTGGTACAGAGTCATTGATGGCAAATGAGGTACGCAGTCAACGCTTACTACAGTTCCTACAGGTTGGTGCTAATCCTAACTTGGCACCTTTCATGAAGTCTCAGTACATCATTCGAGAGATTGCAAAGTCAATGGAGCTAGACCCTGATAAGGTTACTAACAACATTGAAGAGGCGCAGGCACAAGCTATGATTATGCAGAAGCAACAAGCGGAAGCACAGGCAGCAGCAGGGCCAGCAGAAGGAGCACCACAACCATCTGATCCTACAGGAGCAGGTAACGCTAACATTGGAATGGGTCAAGTGCCTACTCCAGGAGAAGAAGGATTTAGTGGCAATGAACCTGCACCAACTGAACCCCCTATGCAATAATAAAGAAGCTTGGGAGACATTCGTAGAATATATGGATGTCCTCATAGAACAACAGCACCGTAAGTTAGAACAGACGACCAATACATCTGAGATGTTCCAGTCGCAGGGTGCTATTCAGCAATTAAGATCCTTGAAGTATTTACGAGAGAGAGTTAACGATGAACATTAAATATCGCAGTGGCTACGCAGAAGGCGGTTTCTTAGATGATGGTGCAGAAGTAGATCCTATATCAGGCAATGAAGTTCCTGTAGGCTCTTTAGCAGAAGAGGTACGTGATGATGTACCTGCACAACTAAGTGAAGGCGAATTTGTAGTACCAGCAGATGTGGTACGTTTCATTGGCTTAGAGAAGCTTATGCAGATGCGTGACCAAGCTAAGTCAGGACTAGCTCAGATGGAGAGTGATGGGCAGATGGGTGGGTCACCTGCTCCTATGCAGTCTGATATGGATGATGCTATGGAGATGGATGCTCTTATTGATGGCATGGACAGTGAAGACTTTGAGGGTGCTGTACAAGCATTTGCTGAAGGCGGTTCTGTTCTTCCTACCTATGCTCAGTATACAGGTCGAGATTTTGGTGAAGCAGGTAATGTTGAATACGTTAAGTATACTAATGCTGCAGGTGACATTATTGATGTGGCAACAGTTCAAGGTAATCCTGTTAATGCAGTACCAAACGGATACTACCCTGTAGGCTCAAAGCCTGCAGAAGAAGTAGCTACGGGTGCAGCAACAGTGCAGGGTTCTAGTGGTGGAGATGGTAAGAAGGATAACCTACGAGATCCTAGTAATCCTTGGCAGAACATTGTCTCTGATACAGACTCGGATGCTATTAAACGACATCATCAACTTAAGTCAGATAAGGTAACAAGAAATCGGTATACTGCTTTAAAAGATGTCGCCTTACAGATGGAGGGTGAAACTAGTAGTACTATGGTCAATAAGACAATGCAAAACTATATGACACCTGAGGCACTCACAGTACGGGAGCGTTGGTTAAACAATCCAAACTTTGTAGACAAACTGTTCCTTAAAAACATGACCCCTACAGAAATAAATCTAGCTGCACAGCGACAAGTTAACAATGCTAGAACTGCTGCGGGTAAGCCCGACCCTTATTATGATGGAAAGCCTACAGGAGAAACACCATCTTTTTCTGAAGTACTAACGGGCCTTGTTAGTGGAGTTATTACTCTTGCAGAAAGTGGAGGTATCATAGGTCTTATTGTTAAGACCATAGCGGGAACAGACGAGGAAAAGGTGGAGCTACAAAAAAGCTTAACGTCACAGGCAGCAGAAGTCTCAGTAACAGGTGTAGTAACCCCTGAGGCACTTGCTACCGCAGATATAGTTGACGAGGTTATTCCTACTACAGCTAGCTACACTCCCTATACTCCTACGGAAGGTACTGAATACCAACCTGAGGGTTCAGGCGTTGCTCCTGCTATTCAGCCTACAGTTGACCCTGCCTTCAAGCAGGATATGCAAGACGTTTCTCCCCCTTCTACACCTCCTTATGAGCCTGCTGCTGGAACTGAGTATGCTCCAGAGGGTTCAGGTGTTGCACCTGCCGTGCCGTCTATTGTAGACTCACAGCTTAAAATGGATATGCGGGATGTTGCTAATCCTGTTACCTCTACTGCTACTACTACAGGCATACCCTCTGCTAATATTATGTCAGGTGCTGAGTCTGACTTAATGAAACTACTAGACGCAGAAGACGCTATAAATACAGGAGCTAGTTTAGGTACAACAGGTACAGCAGGTACTACTACAGGTGTAACTCCTATTACTGCTGCAATGACACCTGAGCAAAAGAAACAAGCTAATGTCGATAACATTACTGCAATAGCAATTGCTAATGGTATTAACCCACAGGACGCAATTGACGCATGGGATGCCTCAGGTAATACAGGTACATTAGAAGAGCTAGTTGTGAATACTGCAACAGATCGAGACAATGACCGCCAAGAGAGGCAGGATGCAAAAGACCGTGAAGTTGCAAGAGTTGCTCAAGAAGAAGCAGACCGTACAGCAGCAGCGACTGCAGCACAACAACGTATCTTAGAAGACCAGCAGCGTAGGCAGCAAGCCCAAACAGATAGTGCAAACGCAGCAGCAAATAAAGCAGCAGCAGATAAAGCCGCCGCAGATAGGGCAGCAGCCCTTAAATCCCAACAGCGTAGACAGCAATCTCAGAGTACAGTCAACTCAGGTGGAGGCGACAATCCAAACAAAGGAAATAATAGTGGTGGCAGCACCTATGGTGGGGGTGGTAAAGCAGCAAGGGATGGCTACGGTGGAATATCTGGTGGTGGCGGCAGGGCCGAGGGTGGTCTTATCAAGAAAATGCGCTCAGACAACACCACAGGACTAGCAGCTAAGAAGAAATCAAAAGAAAAGGCAAAAGCTAAAAAGGGAGCTTTGGCAGCGAAACGCACTTAACACCCTTTAATTGGCTACCTAATACCGAGGGTGTACAATACCGTACACTCTCCCACTGTTAGCCCCAACAAGAGAGTAATATCATGGAAGCAGTAAGTAATACACCACAAGTGAAAGGATTCATGCGAGTCAATACCAAGCAAGCACGAATGGATCAGGATGAAGCAGAGTTAGCAGACCTAAAAGCACAGCATGAGATGTCACCTGAAGAAAAGAAGGATGATGAAACTCCTGATACTGCAGAGGAGCGATCCTTTAAGAAGCGGTACGGAGATCTACGTAGACACTCACAAGAACAGAAGAGTGACTTTGAGGAGCAGATCAAATCATTAAAGGGTGAACTCAAATCTACATCGACTGGTAACATGGAGTTGCCTAGTACTGAAGACGAGATTGCAGAGTGGGCAGGTAAGTACCCTCAAGTAGCTAACATTATGCAGACTATGGCATTGAAGGCAGCACGGGAACAGAATGAAACATTAAGTACTCGTATGCAGGAGATTGATGATCTTCAGTTATCTGCTAACAAAGGTAAAGCAGAAGCACAACTATTACAGATTCATCCAGACTTTGAGCAGATTCGTGAAGAGGATGCGTTTCATGACTGGGTAGATTCACAGCCTAAGTGGGTGCAGGATTCTTTATATCATAATGAGTCAGATGCAACCAGCGCAGCTAGAGCAATTGACCTGTACAAGTTAGATGTAGGCATTAGCAAAAAGAATAAAGCAAAGAAGGGCGATAGCCGTAGTGCTGCACAAGCAGTTAATTCTCGTAGTGGTTCTGCCCCTACTGAGGGTTCAGGTGAAACCCAATACCTTGAGTCAGATGTAGCTAAGATGACTATTGCACAGTATGAAGAACATCAGGATGCTATTGCTAAGGCAATGCGTAGTGGTAACTTCGTATATGATGTATCAGGTAAAGCACGTTAATATTAAATAAAGGTTAAATAAAGCTTGACATTTAACTAAAAATCAGTATAACTGTATCTTAAACCCTAGTGTAACTGGACTGATCCTCTGGTTACACTAACCCGTTACATAAGAGTAGGCTCCATTCGGCTACCCTACACTGAGTAACAAATATGTTATGCAAATTCGTGTACAACATATCGGCAATCACAATAATAAATAGACGCACCTGCTCAGACAAGGCCCAGTGTTATACCGAGTCGATCAACTCACGTAGCCTGCACCCTTTAAAGACAGCCTCTATGGTATTGTAATAGCTCCATTACAATTTATATAGGAGTATATATCATGGCTTTTGCACAAGCGAGTGGTTATACCAACTTAAACTCAGGTAATTTCTCACCTGTAATTTATAGCAAACAAGTACAAATGGAATTCCGCAAGTCAGCAATCTGTGAGGCTATCACTAACAGTGATTACTTCGGTGAGATTGCCAATGCTGGTGACTCTGTTCGTATTATCAAAGAACCTGAAATTAGTGTTAGCGCATACACCCGTGGTACTGCCATCGCTACTCAGGATTTAACTGACGTTGATTTCACTTTAACTGTAGACAAGTCAAACTACTTTGCATTTAAACTGGATGACATTGAAGAACAACAGACTCATGTTAACTGGCTAACTATGGCTAGTAACCGTGCTGCTTACCGTTTGGCTGACCAGTATGACCAAGAAATCTTGGGCTACTTATCTGGTTACAAGCAGGCTGCACTTCATGCTAATGCTGGTGTTGTTAACACTACCGTCTCTGGCACCAAAGCTAACGCTGCGGCTGGCACTGATGAATTGTTAGCTACCAACAAGTTAATCAAGTCTTCATTTGGCAACATCACTACTACTAGTGCTGCTGACCATTCTATTCCTCTAGCTGCCCGTTTAGCTGGTGCTACTTCTGTAGCTACTGCTACTGCTACTCCGTTGCAAGTAATTGCACGTATGGCTCGTATCATGGATCAGAACAACGTAGACAAGCAAGGCCGTTGGTTGGTCGTGGACTCTGTATTCCAAGAAATCCTAGCTGACGAAGATTCGCGTCTTTTGAACATGGATTGGGGTCAGTCTGGCGGCTTACGTAATGGTTTGATGTTGGATAACTTGCACGGCTTCCGTGTATATGTTTCTAACAACTTGCCTTCAGTAGGTACAGGTTCATCTACTTCAGGTACTGCTAACCAGAATACTAACTATGGTGTTATTGTTTCAGGCCACGACTCTAGTGTTGCTACTGCCCAGCAGATCAACAAGACTGAGACTTATCGTGACCCTGACAGCTTTGCTGACATTGTACGTGGTATGCATCTTTACGGACGCAAGATTCTGAAGCCAGAAGCTATTGTAGTCGCAAAGTACAACATTGCCTAAATGTTGCCACTGAGGGGGTGGGCAATCTGCCCCCTTTCTTTTATTATGTAAAGAGTAATTATCATGGCAACTTATGTCGCACTTGCAAATGAAGTTCTTAGAAGACTTAATGAAGTACAGATTGATGCTGCTGGTGATGGTTTTGATACTCTTAGAAATGTCCAAGCTCTTGCTAAAGATGCTATCAACAGTAGTATTAGACGTATACTACAAGATGGTCAAGAGTGGCCTTTCATTAAAACAACAACTACTCAAACGCTACAAGTAGGCGTTACTACCTATTCCTTTCCAGCCGACTATTCAAGTTCCGACTGGGATACCTTTTATATTAAACAATTATCTTCGCAGGGTAATACACCTGCAGTGCTACAGCCTATGCCCTATGAAGAGTATACTCAATCGCATAGGTCTACAGACGACACAGCACCAGCCACAGGGTTAGGTGCCCCAACTAAAGTGTTCCAAACATACGGTACTTCCTTTGGTGTTACACCAGTTCCAGATGCAACATACGAAGTAGAGTACGTTTACTGGAGTACACCTGCTTCTCTCTCTCTATTTGATGATGTAAGTGTTATACCTGAGCGGTTCTCTCACGTAGTCATTGATGGTGCCATGATGTATATGATGCAGTTTAGATCAAACAATCAAAGCGCACAGATGCATCAGAATGCTTTTGAAACAGGCATTCAAGCAATGCGAAATGTTCTTATGGACGATACTTTCCAAATGCGGTCTACTTACGTTGTTAAGTCTAGGCAGCGATCAGGGATAGCATAACACATGGCAGATCAACTACAAGTACAGAAAGTAATGTGCAGAGGCGGCTTAGATACAAGTCGTGATGTACTTGCACAGGGAGAGACTTCTCCAGGAAGTGCTATTCAGCTAGTTAACTATGAACCTGCTGTAACAGGTGGCTATAGGCGTATCAGTGGCTTTGCTAATTCCTATGGAACTCTTCCTGGAGTTGGGTCTACACTAGGCGTACACGTAGTTAATGGTATCAACGATGGTATCTTAGCTTGTAGGAAGCCCAGTTCTGGTAATAACTATTTACATCAATGGAACAACGCAACATCCGCATGGGTAGCTGTTACCTGTGGTGGTTCACCTACTATGACAGGTGTAGACAAAGTTCGTATTGCTAGCTTTAACTTTACCTCAAAGAAAGTTATTCTTACAGATGGTATTAACCCTGCTGCTACTTATGATGGTACAACATACACACAGATAACAGATAACGCAGCACCTACAGATCCTAAGTACGCTGTAGACTTTGCTAACCATATGTTCCTTGCAGGTGATCCTGCACATCCTTCTAAGTTATTCTTTAGTGCGCCTTTAGCTGAAACTGATTTTCATACAGGCAGTGGTGCTGGAGTAATACAAGTAGGATTTGACATAGTAGCTATTAAACCTTTCCGAGATGCACTATATATATTTGGAACGGACACTATTAAAGCACTGAGAGGCACTAGCACTTCTGACTTTGTATTGTCAGGTGTTACTCACAATCTAGGTTGCCTTGCTACAGACAGCATTATTGAAATTGGCGGTGATCTATTATTCCTTAGTCAAGATGGTATGCGTCCTATATCTGGTACAAGTAAGATTGGTGACGTAGAACTAGAAACTGTGTCTAAGGGTATACAATCTTTATTTACTGACATTGTATTTGACATAGACTTAAATGGTTTGTCTGCTGTTGTTATTCGCCAGAAGTCTCAGTTTAGAGTATTCTTTGCCGCATCAGAGTCCCAAGGTATCATTGGAGGACTTCGTAAATCAGAGACAGGCATGGCTTTTGAGTTCGGTCAGTTACTAGGAATTGAAGCTACCTGTGCTGCTAGTGGTTACTTAGGTCAGTACGAGCATGTTATACATGGCACCTCTGATGGCAAAGTACACAGGCAAGAGATTGGCAATAGCTTTGCTGGTTCTGATATATTTAGCATGTATCAAACTCCATACATGTACATGGAAAATCCAGAGCAACGTAAGATCTTTCATAAGATAAATACATATTTAAGATCAGAAGGAGATAACGAGCTTATCTTATCTGTAGTATATGACTATGAAGATATTCTTGTAATGAATCCTACTAACTACACTATGACTACTAAAGGTGCTGCTGCATACTTTAACGAGGCTACCTACGATAGCACTGCTATATACAGTGGTAACCCTTCCCCCATACAGACAACAAATATCTCAGGTTCAGGTAAGTCTGTATCTTTTAAATACGTAACTAATAGCACTGATGCTAGTCACAGCATACAGGGCATAGTGTTAACTTACGGCACTGGAGATTTAAGATAAATGGCTGGCTATACTAGACAATCAACTGCAGATATAGTATCTAACGCAGTAATAAAAGCGGCACCAGTGAATGCAGAATACAATGCAATCCGTGATGCCTTTACTCACGCAACTGGTCACAAGCATGATGGGTCTAGCACTGAAGGTGCTTACGTACCACTCATTGCAGACGTAGATGCATTTAATAAAGTAGTAGTTGATACTACAAATAACCGTATTAGTTTCTACGTACAGGTAGGTGCAGGTACAGTAGAGCAGTTACGCATTCAAGATGGGGCAGTTGTTCCTGTTCTTGATAGTGATATTGACCTTGGTGGTGTTGGTGCTGAGTTCAAAGACTTATACATTGATGGCATTGGCTACATTGATACTATCGCTGTACATGAGAATGCTACTATTGCTGGCACCTTAGGTGTCACAGGTTTATCTACACTAGCCAGTGTGGACATTAACGCTGGTAGCATTGATGGTACTGCTATTGGTGCTGCTTCTGCAAGTACAGTTATTGGTACAACCATTACTGCTACGAACTTTGTAGGCCCAATTGCTGGTGCAGTAACAGGTAATGTTACAGGTAACGTGTCTGGAGATGTAACAGGTGATGTTACAGGCGACCTAACAGGTAACGTGACAGCAGGTTCAGGTACAAGTGCATTCAACAATGTAACCATCAATGGTTCATTAGATATGAACGCTGGTACATCTGCTACCATTACAGGATTATCTGCACCCTCCAATGGCACTGACGCTACAACTAAAACATATGTAGATGCTGAAGATGCACTTAAGTTAAATCTAGCAGGTGGTACTCTGTCTGGCGATTTAGCAATGGGTGGTAGTAAGGTAACGGGTTTAGCTACTCCTACTGCTGCAGGTGATGCAGCTAATAAGGGTTATGTAGATCAAGAAGTGACCGCAGTGATTGCTGCTGCTCCAGGCGCACTAGATACTCTTAATGAGTTAGCTGCTGCCATAGGAGATGATGAAAACTTCTCTACTACTATAACAAACAGTATTGCAACTAAACTACCCCTAGCTGGTGGCACCATGTCAGGTGCAGTAGCAATGGGTACTAACAAAGTAACAGGCTTAGGTACACCAACAGCTACGGCTGATGCTACCACGAAAGGCTACGTAGACACTGCAGACGCTCTGAAGGTCACTAAGGCAGGTGATACAATGAGTGGTGCCCTTGCTATGGGTACTAACAAAGTAACGGGCCTAGGTGCCCCTACAGCAGGCACAGACGCTACTACAAAGACGTATGTAGATGCTGGTGATGCGCTTCAAGTAACTAAAGCTGGTGATACCATGAGTGGTGTTCTGGCTATGGGTGCTAACAAGATTACAGGTGTAGCTGATCCTACCCAAGCACAGGATGTAGTTACTAAGAACTATAGTGATACACTCTTTGGTTCAACCACTACTGCGGCTACCAGTGCATCAAATGCAGCTACTTCTGAAACTAACGCTGCTAACAGTGCTACGGCTAGTGCTAACTCCGCAACAGCCTCCGCTAACAGTGCATCTACTGCTTCCACTAAAGCTAATGAAGCAGCCGCATCAGCCGTAGATGCTGCCAACGCTGTGTCTGGATCTGTCCTAGAATCTGAGTTAGCCTCTGTTGTGGATGTAAAAGCACTTAATCAAAGTTTAGTTAGTGGTTCAGCCCCCACCTTTGCTGTAACTAACATGACTTTGGATGATACTAATCTAATAGTTAATGACACTACTAACCTTCAGACTTATTTAGAAGGTGTTGATCACTCTATCTTAAAGGACAGAGGTACTGGAGTATCTTCTAGTTATGTATCCTCTGTAGCTGTAGGTGGTACTACCTTTGCACAACCAGCAGTTCATGGC